GTTTCCCAGTCACGATCGCGCGGGGTTTATCGCTCCTTTCGTTATTAAATATTTTAATGGTTGGATTTTAACAGGGTGACTCTCATTTATTTACTTCTTGGATTCATACACTTTGGGTGCCTGTCATAAGAGAAAAAGACGCTTTGGAATAGGTTTGAGGTATGAAATCGGTTGAACTGAAAGAAGTTGCTGCAATAATTGATGCCACCGGTACAGTTGATAGGGGGCGGCGTGTGGCAATCAAATATGTGAATGCTCAAGGAGATATCCGGAAAATGATCATTTCCAAACGTGCAGGAAGAAGAGCATCAAGACCAGCACTGGGTGAATTGAGGAATCGCAAAAAGCCACATTATAGGGATAAGGCACTTATTCCTATTCTTGATCATTCATCAGAGGGTCAACCGAAGAATATTTTTTTGTTTGGCATCATTGGATTCAATCCAGATCCGGATCTTTCCAAATTCTATCCTATAGCCCGATATGGTACAGAGAGTCAACAATAACAGTGCTTTCTATCTTCCAAGAAGCAACGCATTTGTCACTGCAGCTGATAGCAGCAATGTGCCACCAAAGCCTTTTGTGAAGTTCAGAAATGAAACTTCAGCCCTGGCTAAAAAAGAAGTGGACATTGCCCTGTGGGGAAAAGACAACCTGAAGCCATTAAAATGGATCGAGCTTCTTTCTGAAAGCAACATTGCACCACAGCTCCTGATGACAAAAGTGGACTTTGCCTGTGGGGAAAGGCTGTATACATATACAGAAGATATCCAGGCAGATCCATCCACAGGCGAAATGAAAATCATCAAGGTGCCAGTCCAGGCGCCTCCCCAACTGCAGCGGTGGCTCCAGGGCATCAAAGTGGAGCAGTTGATGCGCAAGAGAGCCACCGACTACTATTTTTCTGGGAATTGCTTCAATCAGTTTGTATTGGCCAGGGATCCTCAAAAGTATGGAATAGCCTGGATTGATCACATTGATAGCTGTGATGCCAGAATCGAGAAGATAAACAACAATCGAAGGATTGATCATTTCTGGGTTTCAGATGACTGGGGCAATGTGGTTTATTCCAAGAAAAAGAAGGAGGAAAACAACACGCGAAGATTCAAGGCATTCAAGGAATCAGATCCTTTCAAATATTTTCGCACAATCTATCACAGCAAAATATACTGGCCTGGCCAGAAATATTATGGCGTGCAGCCCTGGCACGCTGCAGAAAATTGGATTGGTTTTGCCAATCGCATTCCAGTTTGGATGACCAGCAACATAGACAACAGTTATAACATCAAATATCATATACAGTACCCACAGTATTACTTTGATTATACACTTGATTGGTCAGAAGAAGATCGAAAGAAAGAGGAAGAACGGGTTTTTCAGCAGTTGGATGAATGGCTTGCTGGAAAGGGGAATGTAAGCAAAACCTTCTTCTCAAAAATGAACTTCGATCCACATACAGGGAAGGCGCTCGATGGGTGGAAAATAACACCTATCAAAAACGAAATCCAGGACAAAGCCTGGGTGGAAGCATATAAGACTTCCCAGGGAGCAATGACATCTGGATGGGACATAAACCCATCATTGGCCAATATCCCTCAAGAAGGTAAATTCGCGGTGTCTGGGAGTGAGTTAAGAATTGCCTATCAGATCCATATCGCCTTAAAGGTATCGGCAGCCCGAGCCATAATGGTTGAACCCCTGGAAGTTGCTTACAGGGTAAATCAGGAATTAGGGGTGCCAGGTTTTGAAATCCCGGATCTGAAATTCGGTTTCATCAATAAAAATGTTGTAACGCTGGCAGAATCGCCTGCTGGCATAACCCCTGAAAATAATGATTGATCCTTTGGTAATTGCAGCGGCGTTTCTTGGTATTGCTTCTATTGGTGACATGATTGCAAAGCTCATGGACAGCAGGAGCTCAGTACTGGGCACTTTCTTCTGGATCATGCATGGTATGGGAGTCATTTCATTGGTAATTGCATTAATCCTTTTCTGATGGCTTTATTCTTAGATACAGACGACTTCAAGGCTCACGCACCTGAAATTCACAGGAATTATGACTGGGGAAAATTATCTGTCAAAGTTGATCAGGTTACCAGGCTCAGAATCATTCCATTTGTTTCTCAAGCCGAATATGACCAGCTGGAGACAGACTATCTGAATGGATCCACAACAGCAGTACAGGATGGGCTTTTGGAGCTTATTCAGCCAGCAATCGCTTACTTCACATATTTGAATCTGTTGACCACAAACAGAGTACAGGTTTCCACCATGGGAAACACAGAAAACAGAAGTGATGATGGAACCAGCACACCAGCATCTTTCAATGCCATTGCAGATGTCAAAGAAATGACTGCAGATATGGCTTATGAATTCATGGATAGGGCCCTGGAATATCTGGAAGAGAACCAGGTTGATTTTGGGCTGTGGTATAACAGTACAGCCAGGACTGAAATAATGTCTTTATTTGTCTCCACGACAAAGATCTTGAATCGATATATCCATGCAGGACTTAGCAGATATACCTTCCTCAGCATGCGTTCTGAACTCCTCGATGTTCAGATAAATAAAATCAGAAAAGATCTGGGAGACACATTTTATAATAACCTCCTTGGGGGCTATCAGGCTGGGACGCTATCCGTTGAAGAAGAGAAGGTCATTCCATTGATTCAGGCATGGCAGGCTTCAGAGGGAATGCTCAGGGCTCTTCCAATGAATAGGATAAAAATCATCAATGGATCCATCTTTTTGAGATCCAATTTGGATGGACCAGAGAGAACCTATCAGCCAACAAAAGATGCAATGAGACAGCTGGAGGCAAGATTGACAGAGAAAGCTACATCTGCAAAATCTGAATTGATAAAATTCCTTGAAGAGAACGTTGATGATTACCCTGATTATACTGTATCTACGGTTACCCTAGAGGATGGAAAAACCTCCCAGGGACTGCCTAATAATGCCTTCAAAAGATCATTTCGAGTATGACAAATTTAAGTATGAAGGAAAAATTGCTTTCAAGTCTTGCACTTTCTGGGCTTGCCGTTCTTAACACTTTTGGACACATTTTTGATGAATGGGCAGCCAGGCTCTCTGTTCTATTGGGTATAATATCTGCATTGATAATAATGAGGTATTACTGGTTTAAAGGGAATGCAGCAAAAAAAGAATTGGACATTGATGATTGAATCCTGTCATAATTGCCACTTATATACGTAGCGACCTTGGAGTAAAACGATACGATTATGAAAAAAATCATCATGCTCCTTCTTCTCATTCTTCCATCGATGCTTTTTCCTCAAGCAGAACCGGACACAGTTGAGCTGGCTGCAGAAGCTGGTAAGTCTTTAACAATCAATTTTTGGGTTGCTTTAGGGTTTTCAGCCTTAATGTTGGTCGGATCCAGTATTTTCTTTTTCTTCAGAGGCAGACTTTTGGAGGCAAGAAAACAGGCAAGATCCCAGATGACATCACGTTCCATCCACATGCCAGTAAGTCTCAAAAATATTATTGGAGGCAATAAAGTTGCTGCTTCAGTGCTGGCCATGGTTGGCAGTTTCTTCCTGGGCTATGGAGTCTTTTGGCTTAGTGGAAACAATTGGCAGGAATTCGAAATAATTGGACCCTGGGGAATTGTGGCCATAGTGGTCACTTTTGGAACAGCTATCTTTTCCCTGGTCAAAATATCAAAGGCTTAGACAGATAGGTAAAATTAATCTGGCGATTAATGGACTCCTGGCACAAATGTCAGGAGTTTTTTTGTATGTAAAATATACCGATCGGTATGACCGAAAGTTTTGAATTGTGGCATTTTTGGAATATTGTTTTCTCGGACACGCTGATTATCAGGGGTTTAACTGCCTGTCCGACCCCCTGAGAAAAAAACAGGTCGTATGTTAAAAAAAACATAGAAACATAGCCAAGCGGGTTTAACTGCCTGATAATGAGACTTTTGGCAAAAAAGAGGAGTATAGAAAAAGTATAGATTTTATATAGCCTTTTTTTTTTCAAAACATAGCCATAGATTTTTTTTAAAAAAGCTATGTTTTGAAACGGGGTTAAGTGCCTGCTGTCCAGTCGGTTATACAAAAAATCTATGTTTCTATGTTTTTCTATGCTGAAAAAAGGGGTATACCTCTGGCAAACCTCGGACACAGACAGGGAATACGTGAATAGTACTATTTTTCGCAAAAATCGCTATATTTAATAAAATGAGGTTAAAATAGTATAGGTTTGATTTCAGTGCCAATTTCCGGATATGTCCGGGCATACCTTGCTTCAGAATTTGGTCCACCTCCTTACAACCTGTGTATTGATGCCAAGAATAAGCTTAGACTTGAATTCCTTTCAGTCGAAACTCATTCCTTGATTTATTCTTCTCTATACTTGAATGATAGGGTAGATCTGCAAATTGAAGACAGTGCCAAACTGGTAGCACATTATTCCAAGCACAAACATCTTTTTGACCGTGGCATATTTGGAGCTCATGACTTTTTCACAGCTCTGTATATGTTCGTGGAATTCACCTGTGATAATCACCTACGATTTGAAGGTGGAAACAGGAAGGATCTAAACTACAGGATTGCAATTGAGAGATTCATGCAGAAATACAACATTTCAGAAGATCTCTATAGCTATGACAATCTGTACAGGCAGTTTTGCAGGCAGAAGCGATCACGGAAAGTATACCAGGCATATAGAAATATACAGCCTGATAATTCACCCTTTTCATGCAGACTCAGACCAGATTCTTTTTTTTCAAAAAAGCACACAGCCTAGAAGTTGTTTACACCCCTAAATAGTGGTAAAAATGGATGAGCAAAAACCACAAGTTCTTTCAGTCATTGGGACATCGATACGAAACGCCAGATCATACAGAGATCTGTCCCAAGAAGAACTTGGAAAATTAGTGGGAAAAAGCCAGCAGGCGATATCAGCAATCGAATTGGGATCCAAGAATATTTCAATGATGACATTCTGGAAAATTATTGAGGTACTGGGATTTTACGCTGATATTGATATTGCTCCAGTTGAATCTCTGTCATAATTGCCAGGAAGTAAGTTTGCGACCTTGTGAACATGATTGATCCCTGCATTCTTGACAGTCTCGGTTGTGCAGACCAGCCTAACTTAGGCGGGTCTTATCATACCCTGTGGGTACTCAGATGGCAAGATGTCGAGGAAGTGCCCCATGTTTGTGATGGATCTGAAACAAGCCTGCCAATAACCATCAAGCCTGGCACAGCTTCAGTCAGCTACAAATTTCTTCCTGATACTCTCAGGTACAGAGAACGTCCCAAAAAATCTCCACATGGTACCTACATCGAGTACGTTGTGGAAGGCTTCAGGCCAAAGATGAGCCCAGCCCATGAGCATGAGATATGCAAGCTCATGAAGGGGTATTATATCTTGATCTATGAAGATGCAAATGGCTATGTTCGTCTTTTGGGAGATAAAACTCATCCTATGATTTTCACCCCATCAGGTGATACTGGGAAATCTGGAAAAGACACAAATGGCATTGATTGGCAGTTTAAGGGAATAGGTTTGTGCCCTTCCATATTCATGGATCCCAGCATTCCTCCTCCAAATGAGTCTGTAATACCTTTGGCAAAGTTGACTGCGACCGGTCCGGATGCACTCTGTATTTACCAGCTGACAGCCCTTGGCAGCAAGACCACTGATGATGTCTTGATCACAGCTGCCACACCTGCAGCCACAGCCGTACTTCAATATTCCTTTTTTAAAGGTTCTGAAAACATCTACAATGTAGAAATAGCACCTGATGCAGATGCTACTTTAATAGGATCCTGGACAATATTACCTTTTGGAACTCGCTCATCTGCACAGTTTGAGGCTGAGGTTGTGGATTACATTCAAGCTGGGGGAACTGGATTTGCCTTTGATTTAAGTATGGATGGCCTAACTGCAGCTTTTGGTGTTGGGGTTCTTATCCGGGTCAGGATGGCCGTAAAACAAGGAACAAAAAACAGCTTAGCAGTTGAGGTTGAGCTTCAAACCTGTGAGATTGAACTGGAGGAATTTACATTTCAAACAGATCTCAACCCTGCAACTGATGACAATTTTGACCCTGCCATCATTCAACCTTCAACAGGAACGTGGGTGTTTGAGAATTCAGAAGAATTTGAATCAAATTCAATAAACATTGATGGTGTTACTGAAGGATTGAATGGCACCACACAGGATGTGGTTTTAAAAGTCTTGGCATTGTCTCAAATCACCTCACTTATCATGGATAATGATAAGATTGTTGGGTCAGTGGATCTATCTTCTTTTTCAGCATTGACTACACTTAACCTCAACGATAATCTAGGATTAAATCAGGTCACAATTGGAACAGGCAGTATTATCACCAACCCGGGAATTGCAAGATGTGGTATCACAGGAACACTCAATTTTTCTCAACGTCAAATTGCTGGTTCTGTAGATTTCTCAGAGAATCCCAATATGACAGGGATAACCTTCCATGGTTTGACCACTAACATGCTGGGCCAATTGTATGTTTGGGGAAATGGTCTGACGACGCTGGATTTATCAAATGTATTGATCAATTTGTGGCTATATGCCTATGACAATCCAGGATTACAATCAGTTACAATTGCTCCAGGGACCACCCTCCAAAAATGCTATTTTTATGAATGCGACCTTGATCCGGTTCTTGATTTATCAAATGTAACCCTAACCGGATCCTCAACCGGTTTTGCTCAAAGAGACAATCCCAGGCTGGAGAGTATCATACATTCCGCATCTACTGCAAAGTTTTGGTTTTATCAGGTCGAAAGGTGCAATATCAATTATTATGACTTGACCATGCTTTCGACCATGTTCGATCGAAATTCTGGTCTTTTTTACTTCCATGATAATAACATGAGTGTAGAGCATGTTAATCATTTCCTGGTTGATTTTGATAGCATGAGCGACAACGCATATAGTGGGAGAGTTATTGACATTGGGGGGTCAAATGCGGCCCCTAATGACGGCTCTGGAGCTGGTGGGGGATATGACGGACTTACGGCAAAAGCAAATCTTATAGCAAAAGGATTCACTGTAACAACATCATAAAATGGGCGCAACACTTTCAACAACACAAATAACTAAATATACTTTAACTCCTGTAGGACCAGGTGGCTACTGGTGGACAGCAATAGGCCAAGGAAACACTGTCTATCAAATCAACTATTCACAGGGAACAACCGAATCATTAGCAGAGCTATATGCTGTAGATACTTTCTGGGATTTGATGGTTGAGATGCACACCAGGGGAATAGGACTTCCTTCAGTTGAAATCAGGATCAACCTGGAAGATATTGCCAATCGAAATGGCTTGATGAGTCAGTTCACAAGCCTTACAGGTCAACAGATTGATCAGATTGCTGCGAATTTCAATGAAGTTGAGATTATAAAAATGCTAGGTGTTTTTCCCCTTTTGAGGAAATTCTATAATAGGGGGCACTTAACCCTTTTGCAGGTGCAGAATATTTTAATTTACCTTGGGAAAGAGGAAAAAATCACACGAATGAAAGCAGAATCTGCAATCAAATTTCTTCTCAATAAAGGAGACATTACCCAACCACAAGCAGATGCTTTTTGGGTTCTTTGGGATGCACAGGTTGGGAACTAACGCTGTCCTAATACTCGCCTTATAATGAGGCGAATTTGCCTGCATGATACTTGGAAAAGAATTCATTCAGGCACTTTCTGCCACTTATATGATCGATTGGCGGTACGGGTATAACCTGGCTGCCATGGCTCATTTAGTAAGGGAAGGAAAAGTTCAATGGACAAAAGAAACCTTTGGACTTTCCAGACCTGATGCAGAATCATTTGCCTATACACTTTCTTTTCCTTCAGCAACAGATTCACGAATAATGGAAAAGGTCGGAGTTCTTGAGATCTCTGGACCTATTTTTCGTGATTCCCAATTTTGTGGTCCGATGGGAAGCCTGGACATGGCTGACAGAATCAAAGGCTTTGATTCTGATCCAGATGTCAAAGCTATTGCCCTGAAAATGTTCACACCAGGTGGACAGGTGGCAGGGACTGAAATCCTGACTACAACCATAATGAACACCTCAAAGCCTGTTGTGGCTTGGGGTGAAGAAATGCTTTCGGGCGGTGCATACATAGCTTGTGGAGCTGATTCCATTTGGCTGAGTGGGAAAAATGCTGAAGTGGGAAGTATCGGAGTGCAGCTGAGTTATCACTCTTTCAAGGAATTTTTTGAAAAGCAAGGAATCAAGGAATTCAACATCAAGGCAACCACAAGCCCTGATAAAAACAAATTCGACTGGGACAACCTGACAGAAGAAGAACAGGCTCAAGTTGCCAGAGAAATACTGGATCCATTAGATGCCAATTTTATGGAATTCGTGAAAGAGCGAAGGCCAGGTGTCGAGGAGTCTGCACTCACTGGGAATGTCTACTTCGCAGAGGAAGCTATTTCTTTAGGTCTTGCCGATCAGATAGGGACATTCGAAGAAGCAATTCAACATGCGCTCGATATGGCGGGCGTTGACACTCATATTAATTCCACAGAAATGACGGAAAATAATCCCGCTGTAACTCATATCGAGGAGCAGCCTACCAATGAACTTGCCCAGGCTCAGGCAAGAATCACGGAGTTGGAAGAGAAAGTTCGTGCAAAAAATGCAGCCATCATTGAACACCTGGCCACGATAGAAGAGCAGGAAGTTGAGATTCAAACCTTGAAGGTTGAGAATCAAAGACTTCGAAGACTTCCCGCAGCTGATCCAGAGGCAGAAGTGACAGCGCCTGCAGCTGATGCTGCAGTGACTATCAGTGAGAACAAGCCAGCAGGGGAACCTCTTCCAAAATCCCTCCAGGCTGCAGTCGATGCCGGACAGAGACGAAGAGATCGACATATCATTCAAGGAAAAATCAAAACTGAAGAATAATCATGGCCACATTACCTTTTAATATCACCGACCTTAATTCTGTACTTGGAGCCTATGCCCGAGAAAATACAGGAGATATTGTCATGGATATCATCTATGATCCCAGTCGATCAAGAGAATCCATAACTGCCTGGGATCTGATGGAGCGTGTTGTCGTTCGGGATGAGCGAGCCTGGGCTACTGCTGATTTTGACCCAGAGGTTCAAGAGGCAGACCTTGCATTTTCTGATCAGGGTAGCATCATCACTGTTGATGGCAGGATTCTCAAAATGCGCTATATGAGAAGTGACTTCAAAATTGAAGTTCACAAGCTGTACAACAGCTGGCTTTCCCATGTCGAAACAGAATCCTATCACAACAGATTTGATGCTGGAGATCTTACTGCAGCAATGACTGCATTCGGGGCATGGATTTTTGAGAACACAATCAAAAAGTTCATGGAGAAGTTTATGCTGCAGACCTCCTTCCAGGGAGAATATGCTGCCGGCTTCACTGCTGTTGCTGGACAGTCATTCAATGATGCAGCAGATGGTTTCCTGAAACTGGTAACTGATGCCATCACTGCAGTGGACATCCCAGCTGCCCAGGTAGTAGCTGCAGGTGGTCCTTTGACAAATCTAAATTCCTATGGCCATTATGAAGATTTAGGGAAAGCGATTCCTGTCAATCTTTATTATGAAGATATGTTCCTGCATGCTGCAGTGAAGAATTCGCGGAACTACAATGCGAATTTCAAATCTGCCAATCCAGGTGCAAACAGGAATATCCATGATATGTACAAGCGTACTGCATTGGAAGACGTTGAAAATTGTGTGATTGTTCCAACACCAGAAATGGGCACCAGGGACACAACCTTCATTACTCCTCGAAACAATATGATTTGGGCGTCAAACTTTGACTCCATGCCACCTGAAATCTACACATCTGTGTCAGATGATCCTTTGGTAATAAACTGTACCCTTCGATACGGTGCAGGATTTGGCTTCAAACGATATGACTGGATAGTCGCAAACGATCAGTAAACAATGGGATATATAGCACTTATCACCGTCCCCGTTGACGGAAACACTCACAACGTTGCTTTCAAGCTCACTGGATTCAGATCTTCTGTTTTGGGAGAAGGTCCAGTTGACATTGCTGCAATTGTCGAAGCTGACAAGGAACTGCTAGAGGATTGGAAAGCTACCAAGGCTGCAAAGAAAAAGTCAGAGCTGGAGGTTGAAATGATTCTGCCTGCTTTTATCTCTGGATATGTTGAAGCTGGCCAGACTACCAACCGGATTTTTGACATCCTGGATGATGAAACCTTTGCCAATGCCTCAATTGGTGAAAGCAAGCTGGATCTCTCAAAGCAGATCGAAGCAAAAGACAAGGAAATTGAAGTTCTCAAAGCCAAGTTATTGGAATCTGAGGCTGCAAAGACAAATGAAGATCCCAAAAGTGAAACCCCTAAAGAAGAATAATAATGAGTTGCGTACAAGTACTAGAACTTACTGAGCTCCAGTGCGGAGATAATGAAGCTGGGGTTACCACGGTGAACATCATCAATCATGAAGATTTGGTTTTCCCACTTCCTGCAGTTGATGCTGCTCCAGACGACTGGACCATTAGTGTAGACCTATCTTTGGTAGATGCTGCTACAGCTGGATTTGTTACCTGGACATTCAAGGAAGATGATGCAGAGTACATTGAAAATGCCAATGACAATGGCAACTATGAATGTACTTTGACCATGACCCTTCCCAAGGATGATGAAACTAAGCGAAATTTGTTCAGAAAAATGAACAATACCTGCTGCCGGTATGCTGTGATCGTTACCGACAAAAATGGTCATACCAAGCTCCAGACAGATCTTACCTTCAAGGATAATTTCACGACTGGTAAGGGAGGCACGAATAATGACACGAACCAGTACACTGTTACCCTGACCAGAACAGGCACAAAGGCCTATACTTATGAGGGAACAGTTCCTGTTCAAACTCCTTAATTTTCACTTGAAACAGAAGAAGAATCATGAAGAATCTCATTAAATATGAATTAACAGATGAAGGGAAAAAGCATCTTCCAAAGGAAGGTCCAGTTTCCCGTGAAAATCGAGGTGCCAAACTGATCATTGCTGGGAACAAGAAAGGAGATCCTTACTTTGAGGGATATCTTTCAACCTTGACAGACTACCAGGCACAAGCTTTGCTTGACAGGAAAGATGGTAGAGGTGCCAAGTATGTGAAGCTGAAATCCTCAGCAAAATCATCATCTTCAGGCACATCAGGCAGTCAAAAAAAGACTGGAGAGAAAATTTGATAATCGTTGAAACTGGAAATTCATAGCGCTAGGGCGAAAAAACCTGGGATAAATTCCTGGGTTTTTTTTATCCCATAAAATTCATGGGATAATCCCGGGATAAAACTATACAAAAAGAATCAGCCTCAGCTATATGCTGAGGCTGATTTTGTTAGGAATTTCTTCCTCGGCGGTCCGGACGAGAGAGCTCGCCTATTTTCAATCTACTGGTAATCAAATGGTTGTAAAAACCAAGGGATAAATGAGGGATAAAATCACAGGAACTCCCCAAAAACCTTCTCCATTTGTCTGAATTTATGGGACTCAGAAAGGTGAATATATTTAGCTGTTGTTTCGATTTTACTATGCCCCATTAACTGCATCAAGGTCATGATATCTCCTCCTGTTTCTTCTGCGTATAGGGTGCCAAATGTGTCCCTGGCCACCTTGGATGTTAGCTTGATTTTGAAGTTCAAATGCTTTCCAATCAGCTTCAGCTCTCTGTTAAAATAAGGCTCACTGAAAGTCTTGAATACCAGCCCACTAGTCTGGGGATCCCCTAAAAACTTTGAAAGAATAGGCATGACTGGAATGGTAACCTGGCGCTGATATCTTCTCTGTTTATTTCTCACATAGGTAAGCACCCCTTCTCTGATCTGAGTCCAGTCAAGATCCTGGGCATCTGTGTAACTCATTCCGCTGAAACACATACCCAGAAAACAACGCATAACTTCATGCCACCTTGATGGGGTATTCAAGGGATGATCATACAATTCCACCAGGTTCATCAATTCTCCCTTCCGAAGGAATGGTGCTTCAGGATGTGAGATCTTTGTCACAATCTTGGGCATATCGAATTCAATCCCATCACCCTGGGCAATATTTAAGTAAGCACGAATTATTTTTGATGCGTTATTCCTTGGACCTGCTCCATCATTCACCAGTTTTTCTCCTACCTCCTGCCTGAGTTTTCTCAAATGCCACAGATCAAAATCTTCCAAAAACAATTTATCAATGATCTGAAAAGGAATTTTTTTACGAAATCCAGAAAGCTTTTTCCAGACCCCTTTATGCTTTATATAGGTTGACCTGGTTATTTCTCCCAATTCAAATCTTCGCTCAATTTTAATGTTCAAAAATTGCAAAAAGTCTTTCCTACTTCCCGGGTTATGATATTCCTGCAGGAAGACTTCAATTGACAGAGGCATGTCACGCCTTCTGTAATACTTGAAAATATCGTTGGCGTTTGCCACTCTCTGCCTGATCTCAACATTTAAGTCATTATGATCAGGATGTGATTTCCTGATTTTTCTTGCCTCATCATTCCAATGTCTAGGCTCGATGTAAATCCCTGTTGAGATCTTCCTCTGATCCGAGTTGATACCCACAAGCAAAATCACGGGAGCCTTTCCATCCTTTTTCCTAATAGACTCTTTTCTGATGTGAGGGCTCACAGAATAGGTTTCCATCACTGCCTAAGTTGATCCTTCAATTTTGAATTCTCATCAAGGAGTTTTATCACCCTTTCAGCCATGATTGCGTATTGAGCCAAGTTGGGTTCTTTGGAGACTTCTGTGCTTGTTGTCATTTCTCCAATTTTAATTTCAAGGGACAAGCCTAAATAGTTGGTAATCGTTTCTACCTCTTCCAATTTTAGATTATTTCGGGATAACCTTCCGCTGAAGTTTGATGTGTGAAGTCCAAGCGTTTCCTCAGCAACTTTCTGGACACTGAGCGTTGATTTTTTCTTAATGAAGTTTAAAAGATAGGGTCCAATTTCACTAAGCGGTTTTTGCTGCATTTGGTACTGAATAATAGAAATGTTAGAAATGTGGTGAATTTTACGTTGCAATATTTGCTATATATGGCAAAAATCGCTAACTATGTAATCGCATACAGAAATCTAAGAAAAAAATATGCATACAACCACAAAACCTGAAAAAAAGAAACGGCCAAAAGTTGTGCTAGGCACAAGGGTTGATCCTGGTCTTGTTGAGCTTTTGGAGCAAGAAGCTGACAGAACTGACAGAAGTAAAGGATATGTATTAGACAAGATTTTGAAAGAATATTTTCAAGCTAAAGAATTATTAACGGTTGATTAATCAGACAACCTTCTCACCTTGCCACCTGATTAAGAAGCTAGAAGGACCCAAGATCAAATATAATTAGATAAAACTCAGCAGGAAGTTCCTCCCTGCCTGGTATAGCTCGCTCAAAAAATTCCGGTTTCCGTACTGCCCTGGTTTTCAGGCAATAGGATTTTTATACCCCAAAAAAATGACCAAGAAAGATCAGATACTCAGCAGGGTTGACTCATATGAAATACTGACCCATTTTCTAAATCCATACACAGGAGGCAAGAAACTGAGAAAAAACCAGCATATCTGCTCACCAATAAGAGAGGAGCGAACACCAAGCTTCTGCATCTGGCCAGCTGATAAAAATACATGGCTATGGAAGGACCACGGCAGCGGTGAATCTGGGGACTGCTTTAAGTTGGTCATGGAGTTACATAAATGTGACTTCAAGGAGTGCTTGAAAATCATCGATAGTGAAATGCATCTGGGTTTATATGATCCAAATTATACACCACCTCCCAGAGTTAAGATTGAGCCACCTCCAGTAATTGAGAAAAAGGACCGATTTTATGAGATCGATCATGAGGGGTGGACACCAAAAACCCTTGACTGGTGGGGAAAATTTGGAATAACAAAAATCACCCTGGATTTATTTGGAGTAATGCCTGTAAAATCTTTCACAAGCACAACGGCCACAGGAAAACTGTACACAATTACGGCAAACCAGAACAGGGTAATATTTTCCTATCAGATATCAGAAAAAGCTTTTAAGATTTATCAACCACGTCAAAAGCCAAAATTTATGTGGCTTGGGAATAAACCTTCAGATTATGTCTTTGGGCTGGACCAGCTACCTCAAAATGGTGAAGTGGTTTTTTTGACTGGAGGTGAAAAGGATGTGATGACACTTCACTCTTTTGGTTATCCAGCAATTTCCCTGAATTCTGAAACAGCTACACCATCCCCAGAATTACTCAAAAATTTAAAACCAAGATTTAGCAGAATTATCACCCTTTATGACAATGATAATACTGGTATAGAACAATCAAAAAAACTCGAAGCTTCTGTTTCTCTGCCTTTTGTTACTCTTCCAGAATTTGATGGAAAAGACATTTCAGACTGGGCAAAAACTGGTCTGGATAAGAACATCATTTCAGAACTAATTAATCAACTTAATGAAAGACAAGGAGAACAGAATGAACAAAAGACCCCGAGCAATAAAGAAGAAAATGTTTCAGATGGAGATCAGCAACCTGGAAAAGGGGAAACTGATACGAGTAAAGGTGAACGTAAATCAAAACTGAATTTTTCCTGGAGTCAATACCGGGAAATTGTTGAAATGGGATTGCCTGAGAATCCAGACTTTACGCAGAAGCAGGACGGTATTCTTGTCAGTTATAAGGAGCTCAAAGGCAATCCCTATAGAATCTCAGGTGCCCATGGCACCAAGATTGATGCGCAGCGTGACGCTGGGAAGGGAAGACGGATAAATGCCGTTTACCTTCCTCCAGCTCTCAGGCTTTCAGAATTCGACATTAAGACACTAATTATTACCCAGGATGAAATCACGGCTTGGCTTCTTTCAGAGCTGGGAATTCCCTCGATTGGGATCCATGACCCTGATGGATTCTTGACAAGAAGGGGTCAAAAGGAGTCTCATAAACTGATCAAGCACACAATTCGAAAGCACAGATTAAAGGAAGTTGTTTACGTTGCTCCATTGACCTGGTGGACCCTGCCTGAAGCTGATAATCCTATCACGGAGAATCCTTATGAACATATTGACACAGCACAGCCAGCCATGGATGCTGTGGCTGTTCTTATTCGTATTCAAGAGGCATTTAAAAGAATGCCGGTTGATTGTGTTTATCCTGTAAATCGAAGTGATAGCTGGCTGTTCACATTGCTATATGAGGCAATGCCATACATTCAACCAAACTGGAGAAAAGAAATTGCTGCATCCATATTTTCAGAGATCTACAATCCAGATACGGAAAGAAGAATTATTCATTCCTTCTCCGTAACTGGCGGAACGGCTTACACCTTCAAAGAGCAGTTTGCATTGTCTAGTCCACAGGCATTTTTTGAATTTCATGGAGGAGTTGAATCCTTGGGGGAAGTTTTCCAGTGGGGGAAAAACGTCTACGAGTATGACAAAAGAGACAGGTCTGTTGAACTAGCAGGAAATTCTCAAGATGCTTATGCTATTCGTGAGTTTAACAAGAGATATTATGGACAGTCGAAAGGAGGAGGAGAGCAGGCAATATCTGATTTTACTATGAAATATGAGCTGGAGGTAAAACAAGATAATAGTTTTCTGCTGGTTCGGTTTAAGCCTATCAGAGGTGTTGACCAAACTGCCATCTTCCATCATAGTGACATCATAAGTTCAGATACCTACAAGCGAAAGGTGGCTGATATACCAGGTGCAAAGTTCAACTTCTGGGGCACAAAAAGCCAGCTGGAGCAGATCCATGCCATGAATCGTGTTGGCGTTGAGGAAGCACGAAGCCTGGAAAACATATTGGGATATTCTGACAAACATTCTGTTTATGTTTTTGCTAATGGGATCCTCACCTCAGATGGCGTGTTTCACCCATGTGATACCAGAGGAATTGTGACCCTGCAGGATGTGAAATATTTCATTCCTGCCTTGAGTGAATTCAATAAAGAAAGCGAAGATTTCAACCTTGAAAGAGGCTTTTGTTTTTATGAGTCTGGCGTTTCATTGGCTGATTGGTTTGCTCAATTTCACCAGGTGTATGGAATGCCTGGGCACATGGTACTGGCTTTCACAATATCCTCTCTTTATCGTGACATTTTTAAAAAGGAAGTAGGCAAGTTCCCACACCTCAGCATATTTGCTCCTCCCAGCTCTGGAAAGACTGAATTATCAACTTCCATTCGCGCTTTATTTGGAGACATCCAGGAAACAAATCTTCAGACAAAGATCAGGGTAGCAGCATTTGAGCGCAAGATGACCCTGCTCAGGAATGCATTGATGATCCTTAATGAATTTAATCTGAGCAATCCCAAGATTGAAAGAATGGGGATCCCTGACTATCTCAAAGGCACATATGATTTCCAGGGAGGTGAAAAAACCGTCAACAACAAATCAAGACAATCCTTGCCAAACAGTGCCTTCATACTCATTGGTCAAGAGGCATATTGGCAAAAAGAAGCTCTGGTTAAAAGATGTGTCATTCAGGAGCTCCAGCCAAAAACCTCAAGAACTCAAGAAGAAAGGAAAGCACTTAGAAAATTGAAAGACATGCAGGCTGAAGGAATCTCTCAATTTCATAGCATTTTTTTCAATCATAGGCACACCATCCAGACGGAAATCAGGTCAGGATTAGAAGAAACCCAGAGAGCCCTGGAGTCCATTCTTGGAGATCCAATGATTGAAGCCAGACAAATAGAAAATTGGGCTATGGTTTTGGCACCTCTTCTTATTCTAATGGATAAAAAAGCCATTGATTATCCTATGACCAGGGCAGAAATACTGGGCTATGCTGCAAAATGCATGAAAGAGCAGGCAGCAAAAATCATAATTGGCGGAGTCCTTGAAATCTTTTTCAACTTCATTGCTAGTGAGTATGGGCCCAAGCGTCTGCTTGATCACCAGGATGTTTTCCAATACAGGAAGGGGAATGAGATCCGGATTAGAGTAGCCACCTGCTACAAGGCATTTATAAGCTACATCAGCCGGGAAAACCTCGGGATTGAAAACACCAGCAAGTCAGATATGATTGGAAGACTGGTAAACCATCCAGCTTATAAACATTCAACCACCAATGTGCAAGTTGGCTACAGAAAGACAGAATCTGGCCACATCGCCAAAAGCACAATGGGAAAATCCATGCCAGCGAAGCCAGGTGGAACCATCATCGTGATGGACCTGTCAAAGATGGAAGGCTTTTCTCTTCCTGATATCATTTGGGACAGCTCAGAAGATTCTATAGAAATCACCCAAGAAGAAGTCAGATATGCACACCATTGATATGATTATCTCCAGAAAAAAATACAATACTCTGATGCCTTCATCTTGGGCAGATATTGAGCCACAAGATTGGTATGCCATAGCTCCATACATAGCCCAGGATGACATTTGGAACCCTGAAGTTGCCAGGAGGCTCATCAGGGTAAAACGGCGACTCTGGGGCAAGAAACGAATGAACAGGAATACTTGGAACCAGATTCCTGTTGGAGGGAAATATGCCATTCTAAATGAGTTGAATTGGTTGGATTCAGAGCTTTGCACAAAACCTCCTTTCCCTTTCATAAGAGTCAACCGGCAAAGGATGTATTTACCTGACTCCCATCTAAAGAATTTAACCATCATTGAATTTGCTTTCCTGGATATGTGCTTTCAGGTCATACAGATGATGGAGAAACAAGACCAGCCATACAAAGCTGATGATTGGGCAAAAAAACTCTGTGCATATATGTGCAGGCCCAGAGATCGAAGGATAGATCCTACAGACCCCATGTTTTTCTTGGGTGACCAGCGAGAAAAATTCAATACAAAAATCATAGAGGCCAGGATCCCAGGCTTTATGAAGATGCGCCAATCAGATAAGCTGGGCTGTCTATTCTTCTTTACTCATTGCAAGCGATATCTGCACAAAAAATACAAAGGCACCCTCTGGCATGATACGCACACCGATGATGGAAAGGAAATCATTGGTGTTCCTCAAAACCAGAAGCCTGAGCCATTACGCTGGATGAAAGTAATTAATCGATTGGCCGGTGGAAAGTTTGGAGATCTACAGCAGACTAGATACAGCAATTTGTATGATGTATTGGATGAATTAGCTGATCAGGCAAGGAATAGAAAAAACACCCAATAATATCTAAACCGCAATTTCTACAATTATGGATTACGAAAACCAACATCCAAAAACTGCCCTTGCATCCGATGAGATTATCGAGATCGTGACGGCCTGGACAGACTTCTCTTATATCGCAGAGAAAGAAACGACGAATGGAAACCGAATTCTTTTCTGGGATGCAGGTGAAGACGTGGAATTCTCCTGTCACAGACACATGAACTTGGAAGAATTGATTCACCTGCTTTTCAATCGCATTAGGAAACAATCTTATGAGAGCGGAAGAATCTCCATGCAAAGAGATATTCAAAAGGCTTTGGGTCTCCACAATTACGGACCGTTCTAATCGCACCCATTTACTAATCCTCAAAAAAATGACTACATTGCAGATGAAACATAGCGCACGCAGTAAGCTACAGAATCATACTGCAAAATTTAAGTCCGGTAGTGGACCCTTAATGTCCAGACTCCGACGGGAGTTAAACGAGGGTCGCAGAATTCCACCCAGTCAAGTACTGCGTGGCGCTGTGTTTCAGACAACCGGACTATGTAGTCACATTCTAATTTTTTTCGTTATGAAACACAGCGAATTTAATCCTCACCTGGTCGAGCTACAACAGCAGACCTCCCAACTCAACCTTCTTTATGTCGCATGGTTCCGGGCAAATCACGCCATGGAATGTCCCTACTGCAGGACCAGTCTCTACGGGAAAACCCGTAGCAAGGACTACATGGTTTCCCTGGATTGGCTTCGAGAAAGATTCTCTCACAAATTCCGCTCGATCTTCTGCGCATGGAATACCCTCAAGATATGTGAGGACTGCAAGAAGATGAAAGGCAATCTCTCCCTGGTCGAATGGCGAAACTCCCTCGATGCGGAAGCGAATCCGCATATCGTTTCTAATCTCAATCAACTTATTATTCAGAAATCATGACTACAGAACATTTAACCAACACTCCCATTCCTGCTGAAACAGTAGAATTTTATGGACATGATATTTTTGTCTGTATGGTCGAAGAAAAGCCACATGTCTTAATCAAATCGATATGTGATGCTATTGGAATCAACCCCGATTCGGCAGTTCGGGGTCTAAAAAACGACGATATTTTGGGGGCCGAACACACCGTACGGTACGTTAGGGTACCCTCTGGACAAGTAAATAAGTTCGCCGTCCTGCCCACTGAGTATGTTCAGGGGTGGCTTTTTTCCATCTCAACATCGAAAGTAAAACCGGAAATTGTTCCTGAATTGTTGCGATTCAAAAGGGAGTGTTATTCCGCATTGACAGACTATTTTTCTGGGAATGTCGCCAAGCATAGAAAGATAACAGAGATGGAGAAAGCTTTGGTCAGTGAAAATAGGAGTATCGATCAGGCTGTCAGGTTCTTGAAATCTCGGTTCAACTTCAACAAGAACACAATTGAAGACATTCGGGAACAGAGATTTGTTGCCTATAGACTCTTTGAAGACTTGGAGACAAAAGACGACAAGCTCAAGGAGATATTTGCTATGGTTGAGAGGATGCAGTCAGAACCCCATCCGGGTTTGAATTTTTTGGATTCCATCAATAATTAAGACCATGGGAGTGGGTCGTCTTTGTGGCTCACTCCCATATTAAAAACCCGTCCCATAACGGATTTTATGGGACAGAAAAGCATGGAGGAATTTAGTCTAAAAAAATACCTTGTCTCAAAAATCTACCTTGAAAAGAGATCTAAAATCCCATGGTGGAAATTTTGGGAGATAAGAAAATTAAATAAGTGGTTCAAAGAAGAATTCGAAGATTAAAACAGATAAATTCAAACGAGCAATGAAAAATAAGACAATCACAAGAAAAAAGCCCGACACCTTGCCGCCGTCAACCCGAAAGAGATCTAGTACAAAAAAATCAATTTCTGATCATGTTGAGGAATGCAAAGTAAATGCAATTGAAAAGGGGTTCTATGATCATTTCAATTTGTATCAGCAACTATTGATGATTCATGGAGAGGTTTCCGAGGCATTAGAAGCTGACAGAGAAAAGCCTTTTTATTCAGATTATGACATGCATGTTATTAATGGCTGGAAACAAGATGAGGATTTTATATATGATTTTAAGAAAAAAATCAAGGGGACATTTCAGGAAGAAATGGCCGATATAGTCTTACGAGTAATGACTATTTGTGGAAAGTTAGACATTGATCTCGAAGGCCATATTGAAGCAAAAAAGAGATATAATTCACTCAGAAAATACAAACATGGGAAGCGGTATTGACTCCCGATAAATTATTTGTACCCGTTGGGTACTCAAAATCAAATAGTTATGAAACGAATTAACATTAATAATCAAGTATTTGAAGCAAATGATTGGGGCGAAATGATTGACAAAATCCAAAATGATGGTGGATATGGATACACCCAATCAATTGTTTTTTGTGAGATCGGGAGCCTATACGATCGAACCTACAACAAAGAACTTTCATTGAAACTCAATCAAGGGAATGGTGATCTTGCAATTTCCCAGTTTCAGGACACAAGGATAAAGAAAGGATCAAAGAGAGTGGTTTTTAAATTCGATCTTGACCAGCCACTTCCCATGTCAGAAGAAGAAATTTCAGAGAAGATTCAAAAGGAATGGGGCTACAAGCTCCGATAAATTATTAATCTCAGTCATGGCACGAAAAACAACAACAGAAAAGACTTGCCATTGTCATACGTGCGATAAAGATTTCCATTATTTAGGAATTAATAGGCATAGAGCTATGCATCGAGACAAAAAAGAGGATTGCAAAATTACCTACACATACGGAGATACTTACGAATTCAAGTTTTCGAGTCTCCGATAAATTATTTTGATATGGAATTCATAAATATAGCAGACTTAACCAACCCTGAAACCGGGAAAACTTACCGACAGGAAAACCGAGAAAACGTGCATAACATCCCATTGGGTACACTTGTAGAAACTTTTGATGGTTTGCGCCTTTGGGTTGTTCGACACGATAGAGATTGTGATGAAACGCCATTGTATTCACTCTCATTTAAAAAAGATTGGAAAGAAATGGAAAACTACCCGTTTCACAATCAGCCTAACTCCCCTATTTTTCCAGGCAAACTTATATCCAGAGCAGAATTGAGTTCTGGATATGGAGAAGATTCTTTAACTGTAATCAATCGGGAGGAAACCCGATAAATTTTTCTAACCTATGGAAACCCTAAAAATCACAGAATTAGACCTGCTTTTACTCCGTTTGATGGAAAAGCATTTCGTACAACGATCTCCCGAAACCGGATCAATTTGGGTAAGAGTTTGTCAGCAAGAATATGACGTTACAAAGCCCTATTTTGATAATGATTTCCTTGCGTTAGGCTATCATTGTATCCATACCGAGGAAGACAATAATACAGATATGGAATTTGTTTACGAGGCGATTTGATGGCCGATAAATTCAAAATATTAAAATCATGGTAGAAATAATCAAGTTAAAGGACGTGAGAGAGGGAGACATTCTCCTTATCGATGACTTAAATGACAACGATACATGTATCGTAACAGCCGGGAAAGTTGACAATGATGACATGTCGATTTTTATGCCCGAAACAGGATTTTACTATTACCCAAACAATCCTAATCAAATCGTAAGAGTCGGAAATTTTGCCCACAAGGATGAGTCGAGGAACCTAATATGTTATGCGGAGAACTTTACAATATTTCTGCATCTAAATGGAAGCATAGTTAAGTCAAAAATAGTAGAAACGGCATAGCCGATAAATTTTTCTAACCTATGCCGTGGCTTAAACCAAAAAATATCATTGCATCCTTTCAGCTAATTATCCTTGTAATTATAGCCAGGAACTTACAGGACATACTATCTATCCTAAAGAAGATTCTAATCATTTTAGAAGTTCGATAAATTATTCACATGAGCAATCAGGATAAAATACTACTTGCTGGATATGCATTCGTGGCTCTTGTTCTGGCTTTGGGGCAAGAATGGGGGATGCTAGGAGCCTTGCTAATTGGGCTAAGTATGGGTGCTATAATTGCTAGGTGGTCGGACAAATACAAACGATAAACTATATCTGAAATCATGACAAAAGAGCAAATATCTAAACTAATCGAATCCAGGTTAGGATTTACAAATGGATGGAGTATTCCCCGGAAGGACTACAAAAAGACTTGCGATGAAATTGCCCTGGAAATCATGTCAAAGCTAGGTACATATCATATACCAGTTGTCCCTTATCAGGCTTGCCCAATTTGTAATGGATCAGGCGAAATAGTTGCGGATGGGTTTACCTCTGGAATTATGCAAGCCTGTTCAGTTTGCCATGGTGAGAAAATTATCCCTATGTGTGTTATTAAACAAGAGGATTGAACTCCCGATAAATTATTTTGACCTAAAACACTAGACTATATGAACAGAAGAATAGCTACCAAAAAAGAGATTGCCCAAATCAAAAATGCGATCAAGCATAAATCAGCAAAGAACACAAACAGGTCTTATCATACAGGTCTGTCTCAGTTTAGAGACTTTTGCTTTGCAAGGGGCATAGATATGGAGAACGCAACCCCAGAGATCGTTTGTCTCTGGGTTAATAAAATGAACAATTCTGGCAAAAAGATCTCCACTATTAGGACGAGATTATCTGCTATTTCTGGTTACTTTTCAGATATAGGCATAGAATCACCTACAAGAAACAAGATGGTTAGAGATATGCTCCAAGGGCTTACTAGGATGAATTTTGAGGGAAATATCCTGACTCAACCAATAACAATTAAACAATTGACAAAATCTTGTGAGAGACTTTATCAAAAAAGAGACAATCTGTCTATCCTGGAAAGAGCCATATTAGTTTTGGGCTTTTTTGGGGCATTTCGAGTCATGGAGTTAGCATCTGTAAAAATAGATCACATCCACATTGAAAAAGAGAGATTCACTGTTAGAATTGAGAAATCAAAGGATCTGAAAGTTGGACAAGTTAATGTGAAAGCATTTACTAGAAAAACACCTGATTCAATTTGCCCGATCTCTGCTTTGAATGATCTGCTTTCCATTCGTCCAAATGATTATGAGTTCCTTTTTCCAACTGTATACAAGTCCTGTGAAGTGGTAAAATCAAAACTTCAACGTAAGTATGTAACAGAATTGATAAAAAGGGAATTTGGCAAAAAATATTCTTCTCATTCTCTTCGTGTTGGCTTTGTTACTGAAGCAAGGAGAAGGAATGCAACAACACTAGAAATCCAGAATCAGACAGGCCACAAGGTCCCCAATATGGTGGATCATTACACAAGGTATATTGATGCTTTTGAGGGGAATGCCATTGATCGATTTTAAATAGGATTTACAAGAAGAAATATGCCTACAAACATCCCAATAAATTAGATATAATCGTACGCTTCTTCGTCTTTATTTCATGCTCAATAAATCCACCTTCTGTATAGAACCGAATCATCTTTATAGGAGAAGTTGAAATCTGGTCAATCTTTTCTTTTGAAGTTGAATACGAGGGTTCTACAAACCAAACTACTGATCCACCTGAAATATAGGAGTCAGAAAAAACAGTTTCTACAGCATCCAATTCTATTATTGTTTCGTTTTCTAAAAGCAACATCAATTTGCTTGCAGACTGAACAGTCATCGTTTTTCCTATCTTAGAGTATCTTAGCTGCAAGAACTTCTCATTCTCCAATTTCTTTGCTTTGAAAGAGAGAGAATTAAATCCTGCTGGATTTTTCCAAACCACCTTTTCTTTAGTAACTTTTATTTCCTTTTTTGTGAAGGCATCTGTTTTGTTTATCTCATATCTGCAAGGTTGGCTGAGTGCTACTCCTGAAATTAAGGAAAGTATGAAGGTTGAAATAATGAGTTTTGTCATAATAATGCTTTTTAGGTTTGAAAGGTTTGTTTGGGCAAACTACCCAAAAAAATAAAATTTCCGTTCTTGCGCTGATAAAAAAATTCCCTTAAATTAATAATATGTTCAACCCCAGTTATGTTTCTGAATGCCTGAAAACACAGAGAGAGATCATCCTCTCACATCGTTCTTCGCTCTATATTCCTCCCAATCAGAAGCTAAGGTTGCCATCCTCGAATTGCTGTTGAAAATGTCTGTTGAAATCGGAAAGACACAGCCAGAAGACCCTTTAAAGAGAAGTATTCTCTTGCAAGGGTTGGGAAATCTGGCTGAATCAATTTCTGCATGGAACCCAGACAAAGCGTTAACTTCTTCAACGAACAAGCCTGATTAATTCAGGCTTTTTTTTGTTGCCTGTCCTAACCCTTTCTGCCTGGTAAATATTGTTTGCAGGCATGAATTACAAAGATTACAGAATTGTCTTTCAGAATTTTGTTTTGCAGCCACATACTGGAGTGCAGAGCTTTTCTATCTCTGATGATGATCGAGTCTTGACACTTCAGGAAGGCACTGCCTATCCCCAGCTGCAGCTTGATACCCCTACCTATAGACCCATGATAAATCGCGGTTCAATAGGAAAAAAAATATTTGAGGGACAGGTTGCCATCATCGGCCCCGTGAACAAAGATGACTGGGCGGCTCAGGATCGGCTGCTGGATGACCTTGAGCCTGAAATGGATGCCCTAATAAAATACTTGGATTACAACAGGAAACTAGGCTGGGGCACTATTACCAGTATTGGCACAGCATACCCCATAAAACGCTGGGAGGCAGATAATCTATGGGGATGGGGAATAGATCTAACGATTGAAGCAAAATTCAATTATTGTCACGAGCCTGATAATGATGTTGAGATCATTCATTTCTTTCCGGAATTCACACCAGGTGATGATAAAATCCGGATCAGAGTCAACGCTGTGGAATATGTTGCTGATTGGGAAGAAGATCTGCCTGCAGAAAGAAAGAGAGCTGTTAAGTCAATTGCAAGTCAGGTCAATTCTGACACTGCCACATCTAACATCAAAGCTGAATCTTTCCTGGAAACTCTCATTCTCATTCACACCTTACCAGGCACATCCATCCCTTATGAAATAGCCCTGCCTGGTCATCAATGGACTCCAAATGTTTAATCCATGGCCATCACAAGTATAACAACACCCAACACTCTTTCAGCTGTCAGGAATCACATTGTGGTTGAAGCACTGGCAGATTCCCTCTGGGCTACTTATGGCCGGTATGAAATCAAAATAGTGGTTGAATGGGAAGATGGTCTTTTCAGCACGAACTGGGAAACAATAGACGCAGAAATATCAGCTATTCCGGATGAAAATAACAGGGTATTATTTAATCTTTCTCGATTGCTTAGGCAGCATGTCGAATTGGAGAAGCCCAACTTTTCAACAGCTGCAGCTTACAATTTGAGCTCATTGTGTAGAAGGTTTAGATACACTTTGGAAGAATGGATTGATGGTGCCAAAAACAGCGAAATTGTTTCAACAACCTACTATATGAATCAGGCTGGTTTCGGGCATGTCCTTGGCCAGAATATGGATCAGTGGGTTTCAAATGGAAAATTCCTAACCCATCAGCCACGAACAAAAAGAGTGAGTGCTTTCCAGCCTGAGCTCCTTTATTTTCAAGTCCCTTCTGCAGCTGCAGGCACTCAAAGCATTACGGTTGACATCACCCATACAAATGGCAGCCAAACAACTGGAGTTAACCCAGGCATAAGCTCCGGAGCCAGTTCTTTTGATGTTGTTGTTTTTCCTGTGGGTTATCAGGCTTTAGGCCTAGATGCTTATGCAGATGTTGCCAGCTGGGAGGTTTATTTGTCAAGCAATATTTCTGAGCGAATGAAATATGAGCTGGACTGTCACTGCAGCCCTATGGATCGATTTTATTACTTCGCTAACAGTTTGGGAGGATGGGACTGCCTGAGAACCACCGGAGAATTGTCTGTACAGTCTAGTGTTCAGGGGAAAAACGTAGAGAAGATTCTCAGCCCGTTTTATTTACCTTCTGATCACCAATTTGAAGACTTTGATCTTCAGCAAAGGGATGAAATGACACAATACTCTGGTCACCTTACCAGAGAAGAATCTTTGTGGCTCAAGGATTTTCTTCGAAGTCCCAGGGGATACAGGGTTGGTGACATATTGCCCAACATGGAAGCAGAAGGAGATTTAGTGCCCATTATCATGGATAGGGGAAAAACCAAGATTCTTGAAGACAATGAATTTCTATATGGCTTAAAGCTGAAGTACAAAGATGGATTCAAAAACCAGGGCTTATGATTGGATTAGAAAAAGATGGCATATTCCTGGACATGGATCCCAGGGCAAGAATAAACTTCAGGTTTGTTTCTCCTGTTTTTGCCAGGGAAATCAAAGACAATACCCATAGCCTAAATTTCTCCCTTCCTTCCTCTGACCACAACAGAAATCAACTGGGTTTCTATGATCTTCCCATTGTGCGCAATGCCGCAACTGAAAAGGATTTTAGAGTGTGGCTGGATGGGATCCCTGCATTCCCTGGAGTCCTGAGAATATCCAGAAGCCAACCCCAGTCATATTCTGCCAGGTGGTTATCTGGAATGTCTCCCATCGCTGAGCAATTGAAGAACACAAAACTGGCTGAAATAGATCTTGGAGGGGTACGGAGTCTGATAGGAGCTGGTGCTCCAGCAAGTCAAGAATATACATTGACCAAGTTGGTTGATGGTGGGGTGACTGCCATCGAGGTGAACGGGTTTTTATATTCTCGAATTTGGTCACCAGCTAAAGAGGCAGATCTGGTTCTGACTGCCTTGGCTGGAGATATAAACAACGACAATGCAAATTCTCATGTAGATGCTGCTGTTTTGGGAACTGGAGCTGGAGCTTCGATTGTACTTACTCCAAGTCCAGGATATTCTCAGCTTGATATCAATATCAATCACCCACAAAATGAGCAGCGCTGGAATGATGTAAGTCAAGCAGGATCTGCACTGGTAATTCACAGCCAAATTGTTGGGCACATGAATACAGTTGCAGCTGCAGCTGCAGGGACTTATGAATATACTTTTTGCCCTGTTTACAATCCAGGGTTTTACAACAATCTAAATGCTGATTATTTGGGATATGTGAATTTGTATGACTGGGGTGGATCCACATTTTTACAAAACAGCATTATTCCTGGCCAGGAATGGAGGAATTCAGCTGTGCCATTCCCACAGGCAGCCTACCTGCTCCAGCAAGGACTCGCTCACATAGGTTACACAGATATTTCCACCTTCACAGGCACAGCAGACTTTCAGGAAATACATTTCTGGAACAATGTAAGTCTGGACCTTGAAGCAGATGAAAGTGGGACACCATTCAATAGATTTCAGTCTGAGCTCAATCTTGCAAATCATGTTCACCCAGACATGACCCTGGCAGATCTGCTAGTATGGATGAGGGATGAGTTTAATCTTTCCATCGATGTTGATTACCAGAACAAAACAATTGACTTCATTCCAAAAAATGATGTAGCAACGAATCCAGCTGTAGACTGGACAAGCAGAAGTACACCTGCATACATTTTCCAAAGAACTCCAGAAAGCAAAAGAGGATATTCCTTTTCGTTCTTGACAGATGAAAATGATGCCACTTTTGGGGGGCTAATCCCTCAACTAGATGGGGTTTCCATTGATGCTGGATTCAATAAAATTGAAGTAAAATTTCCACCGATGGCCAATATGGATGATGGCCATCCGGTGCTTGCTGGGAATTGGAAGGTGCCAACCATTCGCCAGGTTGGGAATACCCCATATCCGGATGTAGAAGCTGACGAATGGATGCCCAGGCCATTCTTCATGAGGGGAATGCACCCCAGCAGCACAGCCCAGAATTATCCCCTTGGAACTCATGGCAACCTAGACTATGCAGGGACTTCTGTAGGATCCTATGGACTTACTTGGAAGGCAAATCCTGGAGAAAGTGACACAAGTATAATTGAGGGCTTTTGGAATGGTTGGGTGATTGATCGAGAAGAAGAAGCAACTATTGAGATGGTTCTCAGCCCAAGGATTGAAGATATCATCACGATTCCATACCACCAGCCTGTAATCCTGGCAACTGAAGACGGATATATAAGGGTGGCCATTATGCAGATTAGCACTGGAGTTAGTTCAAATGGCATTGAAACCACACAACTAAAAGCGCTGAGATTATGACAGAATTCACTCCAGATCTGCAAGCGAAGTTCACAAATCAAATGCTTTATGAATTCGCAACCAATTTAGACCGGGTTTTGAGGGACCGGTTGAGGAGTATTGCTGGAAAGGTGCCCAATGTTACTCTTTCGCTGCTCAGGTTTGAGATCATGGAAGCCAATGCTGATGATATTTCAGCTCATTATGAACTATTCTTTCAAGACTCTGGGAGAATCTCTGAAATGAAAAAGATCAATCCAGGCAAAGTTCTCCCATCAGATGTGATCCTGGACTGGATAAAAAGAGGAAGACAAGGCCTATTTAGAAAAACACCAGGCTATACTCAGCAACCAGGCAAGCTGTCAGAAGCCAAGAAAATGGAAAGAATTGCCTATGCAATCGCAAGGACAAAATCAAAAGGAACCAGGCGATCCGGGAAAAAGAAAATAGAGCGCCAGTGGATCAACAAGAGCTTTTATGGCTTTTACAATCGACTGGTAACTGAATTTATAACAAAGCAAGCCGAATTCCTGCAGGGTGCTATTGCACAGGGATTTGAAGGAGCGCAAAAAATTGAAATCTAATGGCCAAAAGAGTAGAAACCACCAGCTTGCAGTTTGAAATCACCATCAATGGTGAGCGAAAAGCATTAAGGACTCTTAAAGAAATCAGACAAGAAAGGAGAACTCTGATAAAACAACTAGAGACTCAACAGCTCACTCAATCAGAATACAACCAAAAGGTGAGAGAATTGGGCCGGTTAGATGGTGTTTTGAAAGACCACAGGGACAAAGTTCGAGGAGCTGGAACAGCCTACAAATCAGCAGGAAGATCTGCAACTGTTTTTGGAGGAATTGCTCAAAAACTGGGAGGGATTTTGTCAACAGCTTTTGGACCCTTGGGATTATTGATTCAAGGCATAACATTTTTCGCTGGAATGACCAAGGCAGCAATTGAAACTTCCCAGGAGATTCAGAAAGTCTCTGAGAGGATAAACCAGCTCACTGGATTGGTAGGTGAGGATCTGAAGGAAGCTACAGCTACAGCCACAGCTTTGGGAAATGCTTTTGAAGTGGATGTTGCTCAAGGGGTTAATGCTGCTAATGCTGCAGCCAATGCTTATCTGGAAAAAGGTGAGAGCCTGGACAAAACATTTACACCTACTCTGGATAAAATAGGAGATCGTTTGGCAGGCTTGGGGGATAAGGGTGATGAATTCCTTGATCAAATTACAGAATATTCTGTGCAGGCCCAGGATGCTGGTCTGTCAATGGATAGATTCTTTAACCTGGTTACAGAAGGAATTAACAAAGGTGTTCCAACTGACAAGCTGATTGATAGTATCAAAGAATTTGATATAAGAATCAAGACTATTTCAAAAGGTCAAAGGGAAACCTTAGAAAGGACTCTGGGGAAGAAGTTCACAGACCAGATCCTGAACGATGTTGAAACTGGGAAAAAATCTTCCATCGAGGCACTGGAAGAAATTTCTGTCCAGATAGGAGCTTTAGGTGAAGACAGTTCTGCAACACAGGCTATTGTTTCGGATCTGTTCGGTGGTCCAGGCGAGGATGCCACGGCATCATTTATTTCTCTCATAGGTGAAGTTGATGAAAGCCTGGATAGTGTAATTGATACTTCAAATATTTATATCCAGCGTAAGCGGGAACTTTTGCAACTGGAGAAAGAATCTGCCCTTGCTAGTGCAGAGCTGGCTTTTCTTCTTGATGGGACTGGGGATGCGTTTACGAAGGCTGGACTCAGGATCAAAACTGGCTTTGTTACTGGCTTGGCAAATGTCATTGAATTCATTCAGTTTTTTCCTGAATACTTTGGCGCAGCAACAAGTTCAGGGAAGGCTTTTGCAAATACCATCATTGCAGGATTTGAAAAAATGCTCAAGACTGTGGTGCCATTTATTGGCATCATTGAAAGCTTAACAGGCAAAACTTTTTCCCTGCCAAAATTTGAAATTGAAAATGATCCTTTTGCTGAAGTGGAAGAGAAAATTGCAGCTGAAAGAAAGGCATTTGAAGAAAGGCAAAGGCAGGAAGTATTGGCCCAGCAAGGATCTACACAAAATGCTTCCAGGCTGCAGGCACTCCAGGCAGAAAAAGAGAAATATAATCAGCTGGGAAATCTGACAACAAAGGAGCTCCAGAAATTGGCCCAGCTCGAAGCTGATGCCCAGAGGAATATTGAAGACCTGAAAATTGCTGTTATGGAAGAAGGAACTTCCAAGCGCATTGCTAAGCTTCGCTTGGATGCCAATCGGGAAATTGCAGCACTGAAGGGGTCATCCGAACAGAAAGCACAGCAGGAAAAGCTCATCAGGGAAAAGCTTGAAAAGGATATCGCTAATATCCAGACGGAAGATAAACAGAAGGCGATTGATGAGGAACAAAAAGTTTATGAAGAGAGGCTACGCAATCTAGAGGAATTTCAAGCCGAAAAAATACTTTTGCTATCCCAAGAGGTTTTGGAAGGTGTTCAAAGCGGAGATGTCATCGATGCGGAGAAGGAGCTCAAAGAAAAGCTTCTGGAGATCGAAAAGGAATTTCTTGAGAAGAAGAAAGAGATTCAGGAAGAGCTTGGATTGCCTACTACAGAAACCCAGCAAGAAATCACAGATCTTGAGATTGAAGGGGTTCAGGCAAAGAATGATGCTGAACTGGAATCTTTCCGAAAAAAGGAAGAAGAAAAAGTTAAGATTGCAGAGGCCACAGGCCAGGCATTGAACGCCATTGCAGATCTGATCAACGCTAGTATTCAAAGGCAGGCAAATGAAGAGATCAAAGCCCTGGAGAAACAAAAGAAGAAAGAGCTCAAATTTGCTGGAGACAATGCTGATGCCAGGGCAAGGATTGAGGAGAAGTTTGATAAAAAGGTTCAGGCGGTTCAGGAGCAGGCGGCAAAAAGACAGCAAACCATCGCAATTGGCAAAGCCCTGATTGATGGAGCGCTGGCCATCATGAGGATTGCGGCTGATACTCCCAAGGGAGACTTTGGTATTTCAACGGGAATTCTGATAGCTGCCCAGGTCATTGCTACTGCAGCCCAGGTTGCTGCAATCAAATCTGCTTCCTTCGAAAAGGGAGGGATCCTGCCTGGCTTAGGAGGTATTGCTGAAGGCCCAAGCCATCAGGATGGACATATTTTGCTTGTGGATGGAAAGACTGGCCAATTAAGAGGCGCAGTGGAAGGTGGTGAGCCCATTCTGAGCATAAAAACCTATAAAAACAACAAGACCATTGTGGACCGGCTTCTGCGCTCCAGCCAACACGAAGGAGGCAAATCCATCTATCAAGATGGTGGAATCCTCGGAGCTCCAGCCACCGTCCCAACCACAGAAGTGGTAGAAAATACTGTTTCGAACAATGAGGTTACTATGTTGGGTGAAAAGATGGATCTGCTCATCGAGGCATACAGAGAAGGGAAAGTGCTTATGGTTGGAGAACGGGAAGCAGAAATTATAGCCAAGGCATTGGAGGAGGCTGCAGAAATTCAGCTGGAGAGAACCCTGGCCTAGCTGTCATAATTGCCACTTTGTAATTTTTCCACCTTGAGTGTATGAATGTAATTCAATATGCACTGAAGACCAGACTACCATACCAGAAAAAGCTGGAGCTTTTTGCCAGACATGGCAACCAGCCTGGGTTGGTTCAGACTTTAAGAAGGGGGGAAAACCCTCAAAACAAGAGGATTCTGGATTTCAATTTGAAAAGGCTTAGGTTCAAAAAGGGGTTACCTGGTGCAGACACATCTTTTTCAGACCTTGATTCTTCCATTACTGAGGAAGTTGCCCCGGGTATCATCAGAGAGGCCAAAAACAGACCTACCAGACCCAGAAAGGAGAAAAAGCACCTTTACCCAGATGTCATCTCTCAGGCGCTCAGGGAGCGAAAAACAGCCATAAACGCCAGGGAGAAGGCTGGCAGAAAACTGACAGATGAGGCTGAAACCCTTTCCAAAAAAGAGCGTGCTATTCTCATTGATTCCCAAAAGACCCATCATGAAACAGTTGCCAGGCTTACTGGAATTATCAAAGCCTGGGAACAGGCGGGAGAATTGCCTGAACCGGAGCAAAAAGAAACCGAAAAAGAGGAAAAGCCTGTTCTTTCTCCCAAGGAAAAAGAGCGCCTGGAGAAAGAATGGACAGAAATGCTTCGAATCAGATCCAGGGCAAGAGCTGGAATAAAAAAATGGACAGGAACAGACCAAAAACGCAGGCTTCAGAGGCACAAAGACAATCTTAAAAGAGCCCAAGCACGAATTGACACACTTAGGATCATCCTCAACAAAAAACGAGAATGGGGAAAACACAAGCAGAAAAGAACCAACTCATGAATCGGGAGATTCGGAGGGACAAACGAAGGTCAAAAAATAAGCCCGACCAGGTTGACCGGATTCGTGACCACATAATTGAAGGCAAGAAACTCTGGAAAACAGATGAGCGGTGCCTGCATATTTCTATGCTTATCTATCCCAAACTCTGCAAAGGCTGGCCAAACGCTGACATCCGGAAATACCTTAAAAAAGAATTGAAGGAAGATCTCAGTGTTCACTCGTGCAATAAATGGATCAGGAAAACCAAAAAAATATTCGCTGGCGCTGTAGACTCAGATCCGGAAGTTGAAAAAGTATTCCTGATTGACATGGCGAAACAAGCCTACCAAGTTGCCAAAAAAAAGGGAAATGGCAGAGACATGACTGCAGCAACAAAACTGCTGGCCCAACTCTTGGGAGCCTTTGA